CACGACCTAGGTCGCCCGGATGTCTTTGTAGCTTACGTTTGACCCAGTAGTCAGCTTCTGCATTATCAGTCCAGATAGTTCGTTTTTCAGAATATCGATCACCGTGTAAAATTTCACGTAGTCGATTTTCATCACCACTGCCTTCAATAAACCAAATCAATTCAGATACAACGGCTTTCCATGCTAACTTTTTTGTAGTAATAGCAGGGAAGCCGTCTTCTAAATTAAAACGCATTTGGAGGCCAAAGATACTACGTGTACCGACTCCGGTTCGATCTGGACGGTCTTCACCGTTCTCTAAAATATTTTTTAGAGCATCAAGGTAGACCTTATCTGGATGCATCATTCAACGTCCACTACTGCGGCTTCTTTTTTCTTGCTCTTTGGTGGATCAACAGCATCCGCCTGCTTGCGTAGCGCCTGTGCTTCTTTAAAGAGTTTGTCTGCTCTTGAACGCATCTCAGTAGGAGTCATTTCTTTGCTACTAACATTTGCTTCAACTTCGCTAGTAACAATAATTTCTTCCTTGTTCTTTTTAGCGGCAGCTAATTCTTTCTTTGTAGCAGGCTTGCCGTCTTCAGTTACTGCTAACTCATCGACTGCAACACCTTTTTGTTCCGCAATAACAATATTAAGTTCGTTGAGCGGAATTATTGTTTGATTGTTTGGAGTCATTAGCACAAGAGTAGTAGGAACTTTTTTCAAGTGTCCGCCTGCATGTAGCCACTGAAGCATTACGCCTCCGTCTGGGAATCTACGTGTTGCTAATACATCAGCTAACTCGTTAGCCTGTTGTCCTGCATCGCTTTCAATCAAAGCCATCAACGAATCGTGATATGCATCTGGTAGACCAGAAGTACCAATAACTAAGGCGCTGGCCGAATCACCTGGTATTGTTCTATATGCTACTGCAACTCTAGCAGAGTTGTTCTTCATTTTTCCCACATGTTTCATGTGCTTCTCCTTTTATTGTGCTGGTGGTTGTTCTTCAGTTTTTGCTGGTGCAACAGCATTTAAGAACGTGTTCAACTTGTCAAAAGCTGCCCCAACTGCTGACGCCTCAGTGGCCCCGAATGCTCCACGACGAACTGCAACATCTACCACTGCTCTGATGTTGATTAAATCTGTGATTGTTAACTCGGGAGTAGGTGTGCCTTCTGGTGCTTCGCCGCCCACTGCTTGAGTTTCCATTTGTGCTTGTTCTTGATTTTCCATTTTAAAATAATTCCTTTTTCTTATGTAAATGTTGACACCCTAATGATAACATAGTTAGTTCCTTGGCATCCTCTAGACCGATTTCTGTAATTTCGATAACCTTTCTAGTATGATCCAATCCGTAGTTTCTACAAATTGAATATCTACTGTTAAGATTATATTCAATCCAATGTTCCACGGACTTAACATCTATCCTATGATCTATAGAGAGTCTGGCAAAATGTTCTGGAATAAAGGATAACTTCCTAAATCCCAAAACATTTAACGCATTAACTGTCCCTCTATTTAGCGACATTATGTACCTACTTTATTTATAATAGGCTGTCTGGCCGAATGGAGAAACTATGGTTTCGTTGCCGTGTACAATAAACAATGAGTCGCAATAGTCCTCATCTCCCCAGCTACCGCAAGGATACCCGTCTGTAAACATGATAAACTTTTTGGGTTCAATACCTTCATTCTTCATAAAGTCATAGTTTACATCAAAGTCAGTACCGCCACCACCTTTACATTCATAGCTCATAATCTCATCTGCGGTATCACCTGTAAATTGTTTATAACCGTAAACTTGTGTATCAAAACACCATAAATCCAATTTAAAGTCAACATACTCATCCATAATGCCTTTAACTTCTGATAAGAAGTCTTTGGCCATAGCATCTGAAATACTACCTGACATGTCAATGGCAATAGAAACATCAATAGTTTCGTCATTGGTCATGCCTGGCAAGATAGCACCACTTTGTTGTGACTTCCGGTTAGGACGGCTAAAGCTGAAATTGCTTTTAAGAATGCTTTGGATATTCATACGCAACAGTTGACGCCAATCCATTTTAGGCTCAGTGAAATCTTTGATCATACGTTGAACGCCTGCTGGAACACGACCTGCTCCGGCACTCTGAGCAGCCGCTACCATGGCTTCTTTGATCTCATCGCGGATCTGTTTCTTTTCTTCTGCGGTTAAACGTGGACGACCTTTGCCCTTACCTTCTTGATCTCCGTCCTCACCTTCGTTGCCATCATCGCCTTCACCGTCTAAGTGTTCGTCTAACAACTCGCCCAATGAACCGATGTCAATCTTGTCTGCTTTCTCGTAAAGGTCGTCATAGATCTGTTCATAGCTCATGCCACGATACTTGTCATCTTGATAGATTTTAAGGAAACTTGGCACTGTACCAATTCTTTCATCTTTAAGAATTTGGTTAGTAGCGTAGTCGGCGGCAATGTTTGAAAGTATAGGATCGCGGCTATCACGACGTCCCATGTGATCAAATACATTGTGTAGAACTTCGTGTGCAAAACCAAACTCTGCTTCTTTAGGAGTGAGCTTGTTTACAAAACCATAATTAAAATAAAAGTTACGACCATCTGTGGCCAGTGTGTGACACCATTCACTAGCATCTATCATTTTAAGGCGTGTAGCTAAGTTACCAAAGAATGGATGACGTAGCAACAAACCAACCCGAGCTGTAATTAGCTTGTCGAGGATTTTTGCTTTTTCGGAGGCATTAAATGTTTTGCCTACCCAATCTTGTTTCTTTTGCTTTTCTGCTTTCATTACTGCCATAATAACTCCTAGTTGCGATAATACTATTATACATTCAATTTATCAAAAGAGCAAGTAAAAAAGGACCCCGCAGGGTCCAATTTTAACCTTCCATTGCTTGGATAATGTACTTACCATACTTGTCGTGGAACTTGTCAAAGTTAGCAAGTTTGGAAGCATCAAATGGCAGTTGATAGTTAGTCAACGCAACCTTAGCACCCATCACAACTAATTCAGTTGGGAAATTATCCATCATAAAGCCAAAGAAGTTGTCTGCCATGGTATCCCAATTCTTAGCTTTCTTACGATCTGCTTCTTGAAGCTCGTAGCACAGGCTAATTGTCAAAGAGTACATAGCTGAGATTTCTTTGATCTCAGACTTCTTAATTTTACCTGCCAAGATGTCTTCTGGCTTAGGCATCTGTTTAGCAACCTTGCGGTGAGCCATAAACTTAACAGCAAGTCCTTCACCAACTGCACCTGCAATCAAATCAGTCAATGTATTATCTGGAACGTCATCTTCTTCCAGCAACTCGCTGACAAACATCCAAGAACGGGGAGTAGCAAATGCCTTGCTAGAGCTCTTTGGATCAAAGTCATACAAGTCTTGTTTAGCAAAACCCAAATAACCTACAACCTGTTCGTGAACACGATTAGTAACAGCCCACTGGTGCCAATCTTCAAAATCGCAACGGAGTTCAACGTGCAAGAAGCGATTGGCCAACGGAGCAGGCATACGATAAGTCACGCCTTTATCACCTTCACGGTTGCCGGCGGCAACAATACTAACACCCTTTGGCAGTACATAAGTACCAACACGGCGATTAAGTACCAATTGGAAAGCCGCTGCCTGTGTAGCAGGAGCCGCAGAGTTCAATTCATCCAAGAACAAGATAGCAGTGGACTCTGGATCTGTGGGCAATTCTGCAGGAGGAGCCCAAGTCATTGTATTGGATGTAGAATTGTAATAAGGAATACCTTTAATGTCGGTAGGTTCCCACAAGCTCAAACGAACGTCAATAACTTCACGCTCTTGCTCATTACCGATTTGTTTAACAATATCGGATTTACCAATACCAGGGGGACCCCACATGAACACAGGGCGTTGTTTTTTGATACACTTACGAATAGCCGCTTTGGCTTCGTTAGGGCTAACAGTGCGATTAGCTGACATTTTTTCTGACATAATCTACTTTCTTTAAAAAAACTGTTGAAGCTGTATTTTTTACAGTATGTTAATTATAGCAAAGATCTTGTCTCTTGTCAAGTGTTTTTTAGTTTTTCTGTAAATCTTTCTCTAGCTCTTTGAAACTTTGCAATGTTGCCAGAAAACAACACTAATTGGACTGCCATCTTTTCTCCAAATACCCAAATACGTTTATTGTTTAAGTAAAATGGGCAGTCCATATTTTGGTCAATCCAAATGGCTAATTTATTGGTAAAGAAAATGGGTTCGTCAAATCTAATCTCATAGCATTTGATATCTGCTTGTTGCAGACATTCAAACCCTTGCTCAGTAAGTCTGAGCCCGCCTTTTTCTTTTTTTCTTGGGTTTACCCACCAAATTGGGATAGTTTGTTTAATCCGCTTTTCATCTGCTACAAGCCCTTTGGCTTCTAGAACGATTTTGGTTATTTCATGCTTCGGATTCATTTATGACTTTTTCGCCGGTGGTTAATTTATAAACGGCAAAGTCAGCGGTATTGAATAGCTTGTTTAATTTTTCAGCTAGATTGAATGCATGACCGCTGTTTGAAAAACTAACTTTTTTGTATTTTGGACCCAGTTGTTGTGCAACTACACTGGTAGTTTTGAGATTGATCGGTTTGTCTTCGTAAAAAACTGCCCAGATGGCTTCAGACTCTAAAACTTGGTCAGTTTTATAAGATTTTTTATTAGTTATTTCTAACAAAACTTTAGGTTTAGGCCTGCTCATAATATACGTATCTCCGAAAAGTGCGTATATATTTAGCAGGTTTTAGAATTTACCACCGTCTACTTTTATCTCAATCTTGTCTGGAAATTGATTTTCTGACAGCATTTGATCTAAGTTTCCACTTAGTCTTGTCATCACAATACTAAGACTGTTCTGCAAATCTGTGGCTTCTTTTATAGTTAAAGTTAGGCTTTTTTGATTGCTTTTAATAGCAATTCTGGTCTTTTCTAAGAAGTCTTCTATGGGTAATGTATTGAGTTGTTTCATGTTTTGTTAACAGTATTAAGCATAGCCTTCATTTCGATCTCTGTTTTATAAGGACCGTGAAATGGATACCGTTCTAATGTAATTAGTTTAGGACAAAAACTCTTAACCCAACCTTTGCGGAATTTGATTACATAGTATCCTGCACAATATTGACTCTTGCTTTTGGCACTCTTAGCAAATAAAGGCAATTTCTTTTTAACATTATAAACTGCTTCGTAAGGTTTTGAACTACATGGAAATTCGTAGATTTTATAACTAACAGGTTCTATTTCAAACTTAGCAGTTTTCTTACCTTCAGCAAGAGTAAATCCAAACTCATCAGTAAGTGCTTTGAGATCTTTAAAATTAATCTTCTGTCCTCTCCTAAAAAATTCATAACCTTTTTTTAGTTTTGCTACCGAACCTATTTTTTGTCCATGGTCTTCAATGATCCATTCTTTATTTGGTATTACTACCTTTGATATAAAATTCATGCTATATACCTTGCATTAAGTGGGTCAGCATAACTTTGCACCTGCTCGCTAATTTTCTGTAGGTCAAACTCTGCACAGAATTTTAACAAACGAATTCCAACCTGGGGAATATTTTTATCTGCGGTAGTTGCTGTATTAATAGTTTCTTTAATTAACTCTTTAATATTGTTGGGTTGTGCTGTAAGATCGCAAAGTTGTACATTACGAGTGTAGTCATCTAATACACGATGCTCGGCACCTTCGTGGTCAGTCCAACGCTGAAGCATCATGTTGTTCCAATTATATCCGCGACTTTCGCGATCGGCAAAGGCTTCACGGAGACCAACCTTATTCTTTGTCCCCTTCTCACGTACTCCCGGATAAGCAGAGAAGATGTTGTCGGAGGTGTCGCCACGCATACACTTCTCAAAGAGTAACCATGCAGGGTCCGGTGCGCCCTTTGCTTCACCAGTCTTTTTATCTTTAACAGGCTTACCCTTTTCATCAAAGTACCCCTCATGTGTAGTTGTAATTTGCATCACACCGTTATACTGTTTCACGTTAGGTGCAATGAGTTGTGCAAAGTCGCCATCTGTCGAAATAATTACATGGCTGTCGTTTGGATGGCTTTGAATAAAACCCGCAATCAAATCGTCTGCTTCTAACTGCGGATGTTGTAAAACTGTTGTATTTGTTTTATTAATAACAAAGTCTTTAAACTGATCAAACGTTTCCCAAAACACACGATCTTCTTCTGCTTCTCTTGGACTCTGTGCCGCACGAGCTTCTGTGCGTTGACGCTTGTAAGGAGCATAAAAGTCCTTGCGCCAACTACGCCCCTCTAAGAAGAAGATAACATGGTCACCGTTAAAGTCGCGCCATGCTTTACGGACACTGCCTAAAACTGTAGCAAGGCTCATACCTACTTTGTCTTCTAGACTTCCACGAACTACGTGTCGTGCTCTAAAAAATGTGTTCGCCGTATCTACTAAAATATATGTCTTAGACATTAAGAAACCTCTGTTCTACCATCACCTAAATTGTTTACATTAATATAACCGGCTGTACGCTGATTCATATTAACACCTGATTCGCCACCGACGTTTCTGCATAGTTCACCAAACCATGAGTCGACGATCATTTCTTCTGTATCGCCTTTGTAGCCTGCTTCTTTTAATTGTAACACAAAATACTCATTCCAGTCAAGTTCAAAAAAACCATTCTTAATGTTGTCTTTGTTTACATGGGTGTCTAATACTTGCACCCACGGCTCTTTCTTTTCTGTAGCTACTTGTTTTGGAGTTAACTTAGCAATGCGTTCTGCTTCAATTGCTTTTTCTGCCGCTAACTGAGATGCTACTTTTTGACGAATAGCTTCTTCTGTCTCGGCTTCAATTTTATCTATGCCAAATAATTTTTTAATAAATTTGTTCATATCTTTTTCCAATCAATTTGTTTCCACATCATAAACACATCTATGTCCATCGGCCAATAAACTTTATAAAAACTATAAGTTAATTTTTTAGGAATTTTATAATATTGTAAATTTAATACAACATTTCTTATTCTAAGACCGATTGTTATTTCATGTTTGTCAGTAATTTTATAAAATGTAAAATATTTAGATTTCATATTAAGTACCCCACTCATTTTTAAATAAAGGAACTTGTAGTCGATCACTATAACGAAGACCGTGTTTCATAGCCGCTAATGCCACTGCTTTATTGTTTAGAGCATACACACTTTCTACGCCACCGACTGGCATCAAATATACAGGACCTTGAAATCCAGCATCTCTATATTCCTGTGTAGCCTTTAATGCGTCTTGGATGTCTTCTTCTGTTGCCACTACAAACTTCAAATATACATAACCATAGTTTTCATAGTCAACGACTACTTTAGGTTTAATAGCATCCTTCCAGGGTTCACCTGCCGCCGGCAGTTTAGCACTTACACTAAATGTAATTTCTCTCTCATCACTGCCAAACGTCCAGTCTGTTAGATATTCTTTAAACTTTTCAGTCAATCGCATTGTGCCGTTAGTTTCAAAAGTAATCTCTTTCAAACCTTTCATACAAGATTGATTCAACAAATCTGGGTAAGCCTTTTGCCATCCTAGCAAAGGCTCGCCACCTGTAATAACAAGATGCTCATCACGCCATTCTTTAAACGGCAATGTTGCTACGATGTCTTTAGCAAGACCGTCAACTTCGATCATTGGGCTTAGATCTTTAAAGGCAGGATGCCAACTTGCATAGCTGTCACAGCCAGTACTAACTAACGGCAGTGATTTGTATTCTGTAAAAGCCTCAATCATTGTGTGCGTATGTGCAATCTCTTCTGCTTCGTGACTTAACTCACCCCTGGGCATACCAAAACCTTGACAGGTAAAATTGCAGCCATATGTGCGTAGAAAAACGGAAGGCACACCCATAAAGCGCCCTTCACCTTGAATGGAATAGAATAACTCCGATACTTTAATTTTGTTCATTTGTTGTTCCTAGGAAGTACTTAAATATATTATACACTTTTATTTAGATTTGTCAACAACATAAGGTAACAAATGAGTAATTTAAAAACAACCATTAATTGGATGCTTCACGATTATTGCACATCAGAATGTAGTTATTGTCCAACTCGACTGCGTGGCGGCGAACAACCAAGGGGAATACTTGATTACATGAAAATAACTCAAACACTAATCGATCATTATGATTCATTGGATAGAACTATTAATTGGACATTTAACGGTGGTGAACCATTGGACATGTTTGATTTTCCTATGATGTTAAAGTTATGTAAAGAACGAGGTGGTACTATTGATCTTACTACTAACGGTGGAAAACTTTGGTTGGACTGGTGGGCTATAGAACCACACATTGATAATTTGCATTTGTCGTATCATTATTGGCAAAACCCTAACCTTATAAAATTTATTATTCAAACATTTCAAAAAGCAGGAAAGCATATTGATATATCTGTTCCTATAAGGCCAGATCATTTTAATGAAGATTTAAAAAGAGCACTAGATATTGAATCTGAATTTAACATTGTTGTTTCTAAATCTATTTTATATAAAGAAGCTGATCATAATTTTGGAATGTATCTTTATGAAGATCAACAACTACGAATTATGCAAGGTGAGGAACTGGTAGAGGAGCATAAGCATCAACATGAAATTACTTTTGCAGAAAGATTTGAAGAAAAAGTAAATTCAAATCCATCTTATACGGGACAATTATGTAATCTAGGTATTGAAAAATTATCAATTTCTCAAACAGGCTGGGTGAGAGGAAGTAATTGTAATACTTCTCAATTTGGTAATATATGGGAGGAAGGGTTTACATTACCAACTTCTCCACAAAGATGTGTTATGGTATCTTGTATAGACGGGTCAGACCAACAAATAACTAAATTTAGTCAGTAAAGATATTGGACCACTGCTTGAGTTTTTCTCGTTTGACCTCTGCGGCTTTATCAATGTTAGCCCAGCTTACAATGTCCAGTTCCTGCAAGATATCAATCATTGCACACAAGTCACCTAGCTCTTCTTCCAAGTGGTCTCTGTTAGTTTTAGATTTGCCTGGTTTAAGATTGTCCATGCCAAAACGACTAATTTTACTAACTGCTTGAATTACTTCTGCACATTCTTCCTGCAGAATATCCATTACTTCTTTTTCTTTACTATTCATTGTTTTGCTTTTTCTGTTAAGTATGTGTCGTTGTGGATCCATTTGTTGTTGACTAAGAAACCCCATTCTCTACGTTGTGGTCCAGGCATGAACATTGTCCAGCAGTCTGTTGCTTCTTTAAGCTCAACACGGTGATAGCTATTAGCAGGGCAAATACGGAAGTGCCCAGGACCACGCCAATGCCGTGTTTCACTGATCTTGGCACCTTGTGAATTAAAGTTAGGAGTCCATTCATAATAACCACCTTTTAAAATAATTGTAGCGTAAGGCCATGGATGATCATGCACATCATCGGGGTCTGACTTAAGAAACTTGTGAATGAACACATTAAAGGGGAAATGCTTTCTGTCTTTAAGAAAAATGTAGTAGCGTTCGAGGTAAGGCTCATTATCTTGTCTATCCATTACAATTCGTTTACGACCGACACGATCTAAAAAGTTTAGAAACCATCTCACTTTAAGTTCTCCAATAGTTTATTTGCACTAAAAAATTGTTCAGTCAAATCGTGTGTTTGTTTACGCAACTGGGGCAATCTTTTTTCATAGTGTGTCATAGTAACTATAATATGGTGACATAGTTCTTGTCTATGTGCTAGATAACTATCCCAGTCTTGTGTCCACTCGCTGGGATATTTAAATCCTTCGTAATACATTTCATTGTACGACAAACGATCCGGTACCATAGGAATAGCATCTACAATGGCACCTTCATAACATCCAATGCCTAGTGTTTCTTGTAAACTTGCACTAAACACAATCTTACTTTCACCTAGCAAGTTGTGATATTCGTTTTTAGTAAGTTCTTGATCTTGACAAACAACAAACTCATATTGAGGTAATTGTTCTTTAAGATCACGGAAGATTTCCACTTGTTTCTCGGGAGCAATACGATGTGGAAACAAAATAAGATCACGTTTCTTCATGCCCTTATACAGATTCAAAGTTGAATCCATATATTCCATGGGCCAGCCAGTACGTACCATTTTACCGTTATCATATCGTTCGTCAAAATCTTCCTCATACCACGGATTCTCTGAAGGCCAGCCATCCTCTAGAAGTTCGTTAAAGAATAATTTAACATGGAATTCTGTGGCAAAGTAGTTGTGATCAAAAGCATGATAGAAACTCTTTTCGGCATTTCTAACCCATTTCTTCTTACCAACTAATCGTCCTAAAAAGTCCTGTGGATCATAACTACCAGCATGCCATAGTCCATGTGTGATTACTGGGATGCCTAGCAACTCACTCATATACTTTAAATTTATAATGCCCGGATGCCAAGCATCAGTAAAAAGAAAGTGGTCGCCAGGATGAACGGATCCGTCACAAAATAAACGGCCCATCTGCTCAACTTGTCGAGCTTTGTATATATTAGTACCACCAAAATTAAGGAAAGCACCAGGAGTAGTGGCGTTAGGAATATCTGTCGGACCAGAGATAATTTGAACATTGTGTCCTGCCTTTTGTAATAAGGAAGGTACATGGGCCTTCCATTGACCCGTGTACCTTGTCTCAACTGATTCTAAATCAACGAGAAAAATTGTCATTGTTTTGGCCTCTAGGCTTAAAATCCCTACGGTAGTTTTTACGATCGCCTTGATATGGCGGACGAGAAAAATACCTATATTCCTGTGACCTATACAAGTCTGCAGGATTATAAGGAAGAAGGTTAAATCGGCAGTGATCTAACCAAGCGTCGAGATCGTCAAAGATCTTGTCTACTTCTGGCTTCATGCGAAGCGTTTTTTGAATATAGGCAGGTTGTGCCATAATAAAATACCTTTTTAGATTAAAGGGTTTGTTGATGGAAATTTAATGAAGCAGCCGTTCTCGCCGTCTTCACTTACGTCGACCCAAACCTCACGACCTGGGTATCTTGCCGAAATGGTGCCGTAAAGATCACGACTGATCATTTCGCAGGATTTGAAGTTGAGCTCTAGCGTACCTTCACTGTACAACTGTTCGAGCCAACGTTTGAACTGAATAAATTCAATGTCACGATCGTCGTGGAACACTTGAATATAAATTTTAAAATGGAAAATATGACGATGTGGGTTTGCTAGGAAACTAACATCGTATTCTCCAGCTGTACACAAATTAGGATCTGTGGCGGCAGCAGGGTAGCGGTGGATGCCTTCTTTACGGAAGGTTATCCAAATCATATTAAGATCGTTCATTCTACAGATTTCTTAGTTGTTTTAGTTTTAGTTTTAGGTTGCTCGGGCAAGTTGTCTTTCAACATGTTCATCATTTCCCACAATTTCCAATCGATGCTTTCTAGCAATTTGAAAAGTTTTTCTTCGGATGATTGTTGTGCAACTTGTTTTGTAATTTTAGAATTGATCATAGAATTTTATCCTCTTTATATTTGTCCCACGAAGTGAAATTATCACGGTCCATTAATTTATGCAGGCTATGGGACCACACGCCTGGATTTGTGGCTTTAAAATCTTTGTCATCGATTTTAAGCATTGTATTATAATTCCATAATTTAATATAAGGAATAGGCACACGAATTTGAGGAATAAAATTATCATACTCGTTTAAACCGCCATCATTAAATTCTTCAACTGCACTTAGAGGAATGTCTAATGAACATAGATAATCTTTGTCTAAAAAGAATTGAATCATATCCTGCCACTGATCCCATTCTTCTGGAGTATGTGGATTGAAACTGTGATTAGCACCAAAAAAGATATGCTCAATTCCATCAGGGTGTTTATCGAAATGATAAGCAATTTCATTAACAGGTTGTACGCCTGTGACAAACAGAGTACGCATACCAAATGCAGGAGTATGCTCGACTTCTGTGCCAATAAAGAATTGAACATCGCTTGCTTCACCAGTTGTATAATTTCGTTTCATGTTATTAGTATAGCGTAATAGTTAACAATAGTCAATACTTAATTTTACCAAATTAATCTGGTTTTGGAAAAGATTCACTAAAAGGCCAACTTGTGTTTGGATTAGGCCTTGGTTTAAGTTTAATATTTTCTTCAATTATTCTACCATCATCTTCACAAAGATCAACTTGGTATGGCGCAATGATATGTACAGCAGTATCTTCTTCACCCCAATCATGTTCCCCATCGAATAGCCAACCTGCTCCACCCTCGTAGTAAAGTTCTTTAAGTTCTTGTTGTTCGAGTTCACCAATGTCATCACTAAACTCCCACTCAACGCTACAGCTATCATCAAACTCGCAACCCCAGCCACAATCAGTTCGAGCATAAGCAACATCATCGCCTTCCCAGGGAAGATTACAATCTAAGTCACCTTCTACAAAGCCTTGACCCCAGCGGTAAGTTTCGTCAATATTGAACCAGCTGATGCTGCCATCGGGATTCTCGCGAAACATTTCTACATGGTAGACAATGCTTTTCTTTTCTAGAGGTTTGATTACATATACAGTCATTTGAACATCCTTGTATCTAAAACAATTACTAATCCTAATATAACATATACTATACCATTGGTAATATCACCATTAATAATATGCCCAACACCTGATCCTAGATTAACTCCGCCAATTACATAGCCGATTGATTTACGGTGACGGCCAAACCATTCAAAAAACTTATCCATTATTCTTCACCTTTGTTTTACGTTTAGGTTTAGATTCTGTTGTAGCCGGAATATTACTTTCTGCTTTTAATAGTGCGGCACGAACATCACGCAGTAATGCCTCGTCATCCCATTCTAATTTTTCAGGATAACCATTATTGTATGTAATTGTTAAATGACTACCTTTAACTACTTTAGTTTCTGGTAAGATTATTTTAGCACTACCAGTTGTACCAGGCATGTCTAATATAATGCTATCTGATTTCTTTTTACGTGTTGCCATGTTATTCTCCTAGACCTTCTTCAAGGGCTCTTAATTCGTCATCGTCTGGGTTTTCTAAATCAACTTCATCTGAACTTGTTACTTCATCAAATGAGAACAAGTTTCTAAATTCATTTTGTTTAGGACCACCTTGTAGTCGAGCACCTTCTAAGCTACGCAAGAACGGACCAGCTTGATCTATCATAGCAAATGCTTCATCTTTAGTTTTAGTATTAAACAAGTCTTCAATAAAACTGCTAAAATATAGGATGTTGCGTGGAACCCAATCGCTGTATTCATCGCTCATATCTTGCGACTTAACTTTCTTCCAATGTTTCCAAGTTAGTTTAGATTTAGTTTTAGCAATCTCAATGTCCATTAATTGTTGAGCACGTTGTACTGCAATAATGTGGCAGTAAACATTATGACCCATCATTAATGCATAAGCAAAACTATCCCAACTAGTTTTACCTTCCTTGCCAATCTTATTCAACATGCCCGGAGCATAGTGACAAATGTCTGCAAGTGTTAATCTACGGCCGATTTCGCTTTCGAAGGGAAACGGAATGTCCGATCCTGCGAGTGCTTTGTTATCTGGTGCTTTGTCCATAATAACACTCCACCGCTTGGGCGTGTGGACTGCGTTGGTGTAGACAAGTCCGTGTGCTGTTGCAATGAACGGCGAGGCGCAGTCAAAAGATATGGTAAGTTCTTCATTGATATGTTTCCTGATTTGTCGTTGAATTAATGTTAGATAGCATGACCAATCTAACTGTGCTGTACCCAAGAAGTGGATCCAGTTTTTGCCCTTGAGCAAATCATCTTCTCTCAACGTCATAAGACGCTTGAGAGTAATATCCATTTTACACATGTTAGCGCCACCAAAGGCCCAACCTTCTGCTTCACGTCCAGCATACTTGCCTTTAGGGTCGCTGAATTCTTTAACACCTTGATACCACTGTTCAGCAGTGTCCCAGTCACTACCTTGTAGAACATTAAGCCATTTAGTTTGACCTAATCTGTTCATTAGGAAGTAATCGTTATTATAACGAGTCTTATCTAGACAGTCTTCAAATGTTTTCAATCCTGTCTTTGGGCTATGGATGTGATCGCAAGCCCATGTAGGAACGTCTAACATCATTGACCAGTCAGCAGTCACTTCCAACCACTCGAGAATCTTTTGACGAGTTTTAGTAGCTTCCTTGCCTTCAAAGTCTAACCAATCAAACTTAAGAACACCCTTACCAATCTGGTATCCACCGGAGTCACCTAAGATCATTGTAGCACCGCGATCTCGTTGCTGAATCATAGACTCTTGTACAAGACTCTTTTGTAGATCCAATTGTGCATGACCTGCAGAATACAATCCATACTTGTAGGTGAAATAACCTTCTTCTGGATTAAGAAAGTTCATACCTTCAATTCCGCGATCAAATCCTTTAGGGATTCGCTCATCTGGAATAAACTTTTCTAATCTTTGTTTAGCAACATAAGTGCTATAGAAAGAGCTAATAGCTGGCAAGTAGACAGCATAGTCTTTCTGTAATGGAGTTAGGTTAACTTGTTGTTTGGTCATCTTTACTCAATATAATTGTTGTTTTTAATTGTTCTTCAGCTTGTTTAAATTTGTCTAACGCAATTTTTACGGCAGGATTTTCTTTAGACAATGCCTCTAGGGCAATCTCTTCGTTCATTTTATTTTGCGCCCATTTAATTGCAGAAGTTGCACTATCAGATAATGTTATATCTGCATAGCTGGTACTTAAACTTTGCCAACAATTGCCATCCCATACTTGCAAAACATTACTATGGTACCGAACTTGACCGCTTCCGTATACTTCGGGTATACGGATAGATCCCTGATTTGCACCAGTAAGTACGATATAATCACTAAGTGACTGTAAAGTGTTAAGCATTATGTCTGTGCGGGAATAATATATTTGTATACAGCTAAACCGCTGTCTAATGTAATTTGCAATGCACCTTCATTAGACAAACTCATAGTTGTATTGTTAACATCGGCAATTTTTAAAATGCTTAAGATAGGAGCAACAGGCCATGTCCATGCTTTATTCAATGTTCCTGTAACGCCTGTGGCAAAGATAAACTCACCACCATGTGAGCTCATGTCACCAAACGTGAACTTCAACTTGTCTCCGTCTGTCTTAGCCAAGAACGTAGCATGTTCGCTGTTTGCGGCCGCTTGGAAACTAAAACGCTGTACGCTACTCTGCGTAGGATTAACTTCAACATCCCACTTAACGCCACGGAACTTGGTTGTCTTAAGTTTCTCGTTGATGATTTCAGTGTTCATAAAACGGTAGTCGTTTTTAAAGTCACCTGCTTTGTTTTCAAAGTGCAAACCAATTGGAGTAATTTCGCCGTTTCTGTCTGCAGTCATTAATTCAATTGTTGCATCTTCTTTGTATTCTGGACACTCGAGGTTATACTTCAATTTGTTTAGTTGCGGCATGCCAAATACACCAATCATCTCTGGTTGTGGATTTGCTGTCTCGCCAAACATAACTACAGTTCTGTCATCTGCCATAGAGTCAATTTTTGTAGTTTCGTCGGTTCCGGTAATCTTAACAATGTTAAGGAAACCTAGGTTGTGAGTATGACTCACGATGTCTTGTAGAATGTCTTTCATGTAATAGTCCTTTTGTATAGTTTATTTAGATTTAGGGAAAAAGTCAAGTAATATTTTAGTCAAAGCTGAATAATTTGCCAAATGTATTATCTTGTGTTGTAGAGTCTAGATCCCACTCTAGAACCCCAATGAGGTTATCAAGTTTGTTATTGATAATAGTTGCTTCCATTTCACTGTGATCAAATGGTAGTTCTTGGAACCATTTAGGTAAGCGTAGTTCATCGACTGGATAAGCAACGCTGGTAAAGCCAAGTGGATTCTCTTTGACCTTACAAACAATGACCTTCATACCGTCAACAATCTGTTGGCTGTATTTGTCACCGTTCATTCGGCGTAAGGTGTTCCAGTTAATAGCGGCACGAACGTGTCCGGGCATATTTGCCCTGCCAGCCTTTTCTTCTTTCTTTTGGTATTCGGCAATGTTGTTGGCACGTTTTGGACTGCCTTTCTCCCAACCTGGGCGAGCCTTAAACTCAGTTCTAAACTCTGTAATCATATTTAGAATTTCTTCTTCTTGAGCATTATTTAGAACTTTAGTCAGTACCTCTTCCAAAAACTTCTGCATAAATTCAGGAGTGTCACTGCGTTTCAAATCCAGGCCCATGGCCTTGATCTTGCCAGGCTTACCGTTTACGTCTTGCCTCTTACCATCTTTGTCGTAATATAATACAGCATAACGTTTCTTGGTAATGAACAAGCCTTTGACAGCAACAATTTCACGCCCACCTTTGATAACTTCTCCACGGCTCTTAGGGCAGTGAAAAGCATCAAGCATAAAGTCTGGGAATGTTGCGTTTACACTTTCGGCAATCTGGTCATACAACTGAATAACAACATCTCTATCCCAAGGAATTTGTTTCTTTTGGATATCAACCTTTAGCGTATTGTACGCTGAGAAATAACAACTGTCTGTATCACCATAGATAATAGCTTTACCTACGTGATCTATTTCTCCGGTGATCATCTCGTTGACTTTGCCTGCCATATGCTTGGCAATCTGACGACCTACTAATGTAGTACTCTGACCAATGCGCTTATCAAAAAATCTACAACCGGCGTTAAGAATAGCACCATACAAACTGTTCAAGTTAATTTTCTTAACTAACTGACGCTTGTCCCAATATTCTTCTTCAATCTTATTTCCGGCATCGATAGCCGCCACTAATTTCTTCTGCATGTCCTTACGTTCACTATACCAACGTTTCAGCAAGCCTGGGATAATACCTTCATTCTCGTAGGTAAAGATAGTACCATTAGCACTGAGCATCCACGGCTGATTGCTTTCAAAAATAAGTCTGTATACTTCGGCAGCCGACATAACATCGTTGTCTCCGTTTTCCCAGTCAACTGTGATTTCAAATGCTTTATCTTTACGCATAACAGCATCATATTCAAGACTGCCGAATATACCTTCCCATGCAGACGCAAAGGACTTTTTGTGTACCAGCATCTGTTCCTGAACATACTGATCGGTTCTATCTTGACGTAATTGTCCTATAATAGTTTCCGGGCCCATGTTCAATGCACGAATTGCTGATGGATACAAACTGTTAATATCGATTGATCCAATCCAATCGTGTAATCCTTTTTTAGGATACGCTACATAAGCACCTGCGGCTTGATTATTAGCTTCTTCATCCCTAACAGGACGACTAGGAACAATTAGTCCACGGTGATGAGCTTCGTTTACAATAGCTTGTTCTGTAACAGCAACCGCACCCATTGTAGTCTGTAGCAACACAGTACATTCATGTGCCAGTGTATTAGCAAGGTCTAGGAATTTTAATTTCTTATCAAGTTTATCAAGTAGCGCACAGTCTTGTCTGTTGTATTCAATAAACTTTTTAAAATCGTTGTTGTATAGTTGATCAAGTGTACCTTCATATACAGTCTTTGATTCACCTATCTCCATTTCCCCAATTGCATCCAGTCGATATGTGTGGCGTTCTTCATAGGTGTATTTGCGGTACAGCTCGAGACTGTCCAGATGAACGCGACCAACCAGATCATAAGTAACAGCCGCTTTTCCATATTTTTCATACTCTCGCTTCTTAGGCATTTGGTCCCATAGACACAGTCTACGAGTATCTTCTTTGCTCAATGCCTTGATAATCCTATTTACCGTATAGGGCATATCAAAACCTTCACTGTTCCAACCACTGAGTATATCGGCATCTTCAATTAGTTGTAGGAACATTTCCAGCATCTCTGCCTCTGTTTCAAACAGATGAGTATTAGGAAAGTCTTTAACTTGTTCTTCAGCCTCTGCCATTGTTAGTGTCTTAGGCGGAACTGCTAGGCATACTAGCGTGTTTAACCATTGTAAGTGAACAGCAATCGCAGTAATAGGCATGAACGCATCTTCTGGACTTGCGTAGCCACGTTCTGGATCAAAGTCCACCTCAATATCCCAAAACGCTACATTTAGTTTTGGAGCATCTTTACCTAGATAATTTTCTTCTAGGTTTCGGAATATTGGATTGATGTCGCTTTCATAAAGATTGTGTCCACTGTGGATTTTCTTTTCCTTCATGAACTCTTTATAGCTTTTAGATGTTACCTTGCTTAGGTTATCACCATAGATTGATTTATACTTGCCCCTTTGATCGGGATAGTAAAAAATGTATTTTGCTGGGTATTCTTGATAGATCCTGCCTTTTTTAGGATCTCGTTCGACGACATATATAATGTCTTTATCGCGATTCCAGATCGCGTCTACATAACTCATATTTTTCTCCTACCGCTTATGGCCGGCAACCATCTTTATGATCATTTATAGCTGATCAAACTGTACTCTTAACTATTTATTAGTCTAATGTAGCCAACAAGATCAATTGTGACCAACAGCAGATAATTTGCAACCATGCCTGTACTTTTGCGTGTCCAAGCCGCCCACCCAAAGATAGCGCATTGTACAATGAATATTGGATAGAGATAGAAAAACAATGGATCAGTTACTGCCGTTGCTAATACTAGCGAGCAACCTAAACTCATGAACCATGCCGTAATTTCTAAGGTGAAACGAGTAGGCCATTCTTTATAATCAACTTTGGCCCAATTGTATATGTTTACAAATGTATTTGTAATCTGGTCCATTAATCTTCCTTGCGGAAGCTGTGACCACTGATGTCAACAATAGTTTCAAGATCGTCAAACTCACGGAATACTTGATCCCATGTATCTTTCTGTGCAATCTTAATTGCTTTTTTAATAACACTAGGCTTGACTTCTAGTTCTTCTGCTACTGCTTTAATTGTTTCATTCAATCCTTCTGTGAGGTCTTGAATCTCTTGCATGACAGTCATGCCTTCTGCAACAATTTGTTTAATCTTTGCTTGTTCTGGTGCGCCAAATGCTTTGCCCATGTGTATCTCCTGTTAGTCTTTATTATACACACCTGTATGGTGTATGTCAATGGTTTTGACAAAGATTATTTAGGTTGGCGAGCAGCGTATAAAGCCGCAGTTGCCATTTGGTCTTTCTTCTCGGGAGTTTTATTTTTAAACTGATGATACTGACTTGGATTGGCAGTTTGGAAACGTTCTTTCCAATAGTCCAAAGACATCTCTGGTTTTAGTTTCGGTTGCGGACCAATTTTTTTAACTGGTTCTGTAGCAGGAGCCTGTGCTGGTTCAACAGCAGGTTCTTGAGGTTCCTGCTCACTTACTTTTTTGCAAGTTCCTCAACTTTGGATCTCAATGATTCAAAGTATGGGTCTACGCCTTCCATTGCATTGTCAGCCTTTGATTTAGCTTCTTCCCTAGTTCGACTGTATCCACGTGCCATTGCTTCTTTTTCTTGATTAGGATAAACAGATGTTTTATACATTTTCCCATCCTTAACAATATACCAATCGGATGGATCTAGATCGGGTCTTTCGTCATCTCTATGATTGTTACCACGGTCCATTCCACTTACGCTACTGTCATAGTCACGCTGATATGCGTCTCTACGATCATAACGCCCGTATGCTTCGTTAGCATCCTGTTGTGGATCAATGCCCTGTTCTTTTTGACTTTGTAGATAATCCCAAACGCCAACTAACATCATTTCTGCTTTGGCAATCTTTTCTTGCACCCATTCTGGTAAGTTATCTTTATCATCGATAGTCTTTAACAATCCCATAACTGCTCTTGCTGAAGTAAGCAAGTTGGTATGTGCCATACCTGCTTCGTCATCATATTCGCCGTTAAAGCCTTCTGCCATACCTTGTCCTAATACTTGTTTTACTAACAGTTGAGGAGCAAACTCCATATCACCTGCTAATTCTCTTGCGGCTGCTAATACTGCCTGTGGAGTAGGTTTTAATCTTTTTTCTTCTACATCACGACGTAGTTTTGTTATAAGAGATTGTGCGTCATAACTTAAATCACTGACGCCTTCTGATGTGCCTTTTTGTAACCATCCGTAGACACTTACTAGGTCACTAGGAAAGTCTTCGTCATAGTTGAATACAGACATGGCTCTTTTATTACCTAGGTCTTTTACTGCTATAGGCCAAGCTGCATCTAACACTGCGTTTTCGTCTTTGATATTTGGGTTTGCGCTAAACACTTGTTTTGCTAGATCTTCGGCATACGATTCCGCCAGCGGCTTCTTATGTTTTACGCTACCTTGCTTTTGTGCTTTCTTTTTATCTTTGTGCTGACCAGCACCACCCATCTTAGCGTTCTTGGCTACAAAGTTACGAGGCTTTGGTGTTTCTTTCTTTTCTTGTGCAAGGATACTATCTTCACGCCTCTTTCCAGGAGCTGTAGCAACAACACCTGCACTAGTTGCACCACTTGTGGCAGTTTCTAGCACATAATGAGTGTCTTCGTTATTTTTTATTTTTTTAAATTCGCTGGTCATTTTGTTTTATTCCAATTTGATACAGGGCTTACTGTATTGGTACCAGATAACTCTTTACTACTCATGTCACCGTGGTTAAGATCTTTGTAATTTGCCCCTGCAAGTTTGTAGGCTTGTTTAAGGATATCGGCTTCTACTTTAGTATATGGAGCAGTTACTTTGCTTTTACCAAGCCAACTTAGGTAATCAATGTCTGGATTATTTTTACCATCGCACATTGCGGCAGCAAGGCCAACTCTGTTAAAAGTGTAATCACTGTTGGCTTTTTCTGAATCACTGAATGTGTGTAATCCTCGTGTGGAGTTTTGTTGTCTTTTAGTCAACTTACCTTTTTTTCTCTCAGTAATAAGTTCAAGTATCTTCATAATGTATTATTTACCACGTCCGAACCATAACTTAAACCATTCATCTGTACCTGGTTTAATACCCTGCTCTCGTTGTATTTGTCCTTTATTACTACCTACAACAGGTTGTTTTAGTGTAGCATTGTATTCTGCAAGACGAGCTTGTCCGCCTAATCCGCCCATTATACTAGTTGCCTTTAAGGCATGTATAGGATCATCTGCGGCTAGGAACGCATCATCTCCACTATCCTGTGGAACATCATTTACGGTTATTCTGTATTGCTTCATTGACAATAATCTTATTGATTAGAGCGTCCATGATATTCTCAACACCTTCGCTGACTTTAACACAGTTATTAACCCTAGTGTCGCCCTTCATCTTAGTGCCTTGCTTTCTGTAGCCTTTCCAGCAACTAGGATCTAACCGTTGTTTTTCTTCGTCAGTTTTTTCATCTTTTTTGGGCTCAGGTGGCTTAGGAGGATTTAGTAATTCTCGAGCACGTTGTTGACTAGCGGCAGTGCGTCCATATGGGCTTTTCTTAAATGTAATTTCTGCTACAGTTTTGGCTTTCTTTGGTTTAGGAGCATTCATTGCGGTCATACGCTCTTTAGCCTTCATCATTAAATCACGAACTTCGTCATCACTGACCTGTGGATTCATAGCATCACGCCATACTTGGAATTGTTCTTGTTCGGATTTACTAGGATCCATTAATACTGCCCGCATAGGAGTAGCACGTGGTCCCTCTTGATCCTTGCTAGGATCGCTGGTTTCTTGACGACTGATAACGTCTAACTTATCAAATGTATACGGAACGTTGCCTGCTTTGTCTGGCTTGCCGTTGTAGTTCTTTAGGTATTGAAATGCCTTAACTTGATCAGCACCTAGTACAATGGTAGCACTGGTATAACCTTGACGATTTAAATCTGATAAAACTCTGGTTAAGTCTGGAATCTCATCTGTGGCAGTTTGGAAAATATGACCTTGTTCTGGAAATACTTTTTTGTAGATGGCTAACTTTTCGTCTGGAGTAATAGGATCATCTTTGCCTACTGTGCGGCTAACAACAAAGTAAGGATCAGCACTTAGCTGATTTGCATGAGTGATAACACTACTGGCTAACATCATGTGACCCTTGTGTCCCATGCCTCTGCCCCAACCAACAACTGCGGCCTTGCCTTCTCCAGTTCTTGCTAGTGCTTCAAAAATATTTCTTAAAAACATATTAGTCTTTCCTTGGTGCCCAGTTTGCTTGGTCAATTGCTTTTACAAATTGTCCAGGTAGGTCACGTTTAAATGGTGTGCCTGGGTGTGCTTGTACATAACCTTCTGGCTTAGTTTGTCTAATACCACCGTGTGTACCTGCACTTAATTTATTAATCAATTGTAGTTTTTCTCTGCTTAACAAATCTACACTGTGTAATACAGCGTTTAATCCGGTTTGATCTGCAAGAATCTTTTGTGCTTGACCTGCACTTACATTAGCAGTGACCCAGTCTTGGAACTTGTCCTTAACACCCGGTGTGCGTAAGTTTTGGTTATAGAATTTGTAAAGGATGTCACCTGGTTTGCTCAATCCTGGTTTGGGTGCAAGGAACGCATCAATAGCGGCAGCATTAGCAGTGATATACTGTTCGGCTGCCTTTAATCCTTTGTCTTCTACACCTGGCGCTTTTTCAACATAGGTTGTACCTTGTACAATAACATCGGGTGTGCTTAATGCTTCTGCATTTGGATAGCGTCCTTCCTCACTACTACCTAGTGCGTCATAGAAGCCTGTGACGGCGACCATAACTTTGGCAGTCTTAATACGCTTGCCTAAATCACTGGCTACTGGAATGTGGAAGGCTGTGATGTTAGGAGTAAAATCGTATTCTTGTGTTTGTGGATTTAACTGTGCAGGCTTACTTGGATAGAATAATAATCCACCTTCTACGTAACCTTTTTCTGGACTTACTTTTTCAAAGTAGGGCCAAAGATCCATCATCTCTTGTGCAAATGCTTGACGCTGTGGCATCTGTTCCGGAGTTGCTTTACCTGTGCCTAGCACAAAGTTTTTAATATCTTCAGGGCTATACATTGCTGTAGGAACGCCCGGGCTAACTTCACTCTTACCACGCTTAAGATATTCCCAAGCGTTTTTCGGAATCATTGAGAAGCGACCTTGTTCATCCTTGCCCCAATACATAACAGGGCTACCGTCCCATTTTAATTCAATGGTACTGCCTTGTGACCCCATGCTCTGTAATCTTTCAACAGCATGTAGTCCACCTGTGCTACCGTTAGTAAACACCAAGTCTTCAATGTGCTGATACTTGCGACCTATTGCGGCTGCGGCTTCTATGATTAATTCGCGTATCTTCATAGGATGTGATCAATTAGGAATCTAAACCATTCTTGACTACCTTCTTTAAGGTCAGCGCCTGGAAAGTATTTGTCTCTAATAGCAACATACTTTTCAGGATATGGTTTAAGTGCGGCTAATACTCTTTGTGGATTGCCCATGTCTGCGGCTGTAGCAGTTGGTCCAATAATGATTTTAGCAATCTCATCCTTGTTATTAGTAACTAATTCTTTTGTTGTACGATCAACAAGTCCTTTGTATGGACTCATCATAACACTATCGTGACCTTCAACTTTACTTAGGTTAGCCAAGTCAGCCCACATGCCGTGAAGTGTACCACCTTTCATCTGTGGATCACTGTAGTCGTGTGTATGAAGTGGTTGAGCAGCGGCAGCATTTTCTACAGCCATTAGGTCAACTTGTACTACATCTTGTGTACTACCAATTGGAATACCTACGTGAATACTAACACCTGTACGTGCGGCGAACAGGCCTTTGCTCTTAAAATAATCTTCTAAGGCTTTTCGACTTAGTTTTAATTCTTTAGCAGGGAAAGCCTTCATTAGTTCGCTGGCATCTATTAGTGCATCAATGTCACTGCTGACTTCTTTGTGTCCTGCTGAACCGATAGGATATAAATTTAGTCCTTGTGGAAGAATCTTTTTTAGGTTGGCCATTACTAAAGGAAAATTTGCCTTTTGTAATTCAATTGCACCTGGTACTACGTTTCCGCCTTCATTTAATTGCATGTTATTACCCTAACTTATACTTGTCTGCTTGAATGTCGTCATACAAATGATCGTGAATTCTTTGGCAAAGACTTTCTCTAACTTCTTTAGAAAATACTTTACCTAACTTGCCCGTCATCTTTTTATCTTGATAATACTCTTTACATCCCTTTTCAACCATGGGCATGTATAATTCTAGGACCATTGATGGACTGCACTCTTTTAAACTCTTTAACTTTTTAGCAATAGGAAAGAAATAGTCTTTGTGTAGTTTATCGTGGTCAAGAATGTACCAGAATAAATCATCTTCAAATCTTGGATCATCCTTGTTCTTTTTCTGAGGATCAGTGGGCTTGTTAAAAAATTCTAGTAGTTTCATAAAATATTAATGATTGTATTGGATTGATGTAACAGCGCCTTCTTCAATCTGTATGTGTCCCCGGACCCATACAAAGTTACCTGTGAAGTTAGAAAGATCGACATTAGATTGTGTTCTATTGTCGAATTCTGTGTATCTTACATCTGTATTTGATACTGTAAACCAGTCTGCTGATACTGGCTCTGATGCTAGAGTAGCCTGCATAGTAACAGTCCCAATGAAGTATCGAGTAGTGTTATATGCTACTGTATGGAATCCATCACTTCCACCGAAGTATCCGTCTCCTTTAACTTGGTCGCTGATAAAGGTTTGAACAGTTCCAGTTCCTGTGTAATTTACAAGAACCGTAGCGGTACCGCTTGTGGTATGAAAAATGAGATTTTGACTGAGTGCTGGCATAATACGTTATTTATGCCACTAATGCGTTCTCCCGCAAGATGAACTCTTCGGTCTTTTTAACGTATCCGCTAAGGTATAATCCTACCATACTCAACATTTTATCGTCTATAACATACATAAACGGGTCTTGTGCGTAGTGTCGTTGACTCATAAGCCAGCGTCTACTAGTTTCACTTATTACTATGCTGTGTCCGTATTTGTCTGCCCAGGTTAAAAATGCTGATCTTTTATCTGGAGAGAATTTACTCTTAAAAAATACTCTATACTTGTACATATCCTTGGGATAGGTGTCGCATAGAATCTTCTTATGCCCATTACTTAATAAAAATTCAAGTTCTTCTTGAGTTGTAGGACCACTAATTTTCCTAATCCATTGATCAAGGGCATCATCAATTTCTTCAAGAACACCAACATCCCTGCAGAACAAGTTAAAGTGACTATTTTCAACTCTAATCTGTATATCTTCTTTTCTATCTAAAAATGGCTCTACAGCATCAATAAATGATAAAAACTTTTTAGCATCTAAGATTCTAGTATCATACGGATTAAAGCGTATGCCTTTGCCTGTTTCACACCACTGTCTGCAAAGACCTACGCCACTATGAACTACCCTAGAAGCACCCGCTTGGATGCATTCTACTTTGTAGGGCCATTTATTAAAGAATAGCTTACTGGACTTCAGCTTTTTGATTATCATCTACGACCTTTGCTTTTTCAATGGGCATTACATCGACTACATGAAGTTTAAGGTTATCGTTTTCAACACTAACTTCAACAACTCCACCGTTGGTTAACTTACCAAACAAGATTTCTTTACTCAGTGGCTTCTTGATGTATTCGTCAATGGTACGTTGTAGTGGACGAGCACCCATTTTGCTGTTAAAGCCTTTGGCAATTAGATACTCGACTGCTTCTGTATTGGGCTTGACATGGATATTCTTATCTTTGACCAGTGCATTAAGTTCATCAATAAACTTCTTAACAACTTTGATCATGTTAACTTGATCCAACTTACCGAACTTGATAGTACCATCTAATCGATTACGGAATTCAGGAGCAAAAAACTTGTTAACAGCATCCTTGGGATCACTGTCACGTTCTAAACTACCAAAGCCTACACTGTTCTTTTCAGCATCTGCGGCACCTAAATTAGAGGTCATAATGATAATAGCGTTACGTCCGTCAGCTTTCTTACCATTGCTGCCAGTAATAAAGCCGTTATCCATCAACTGCAACATAACAGTTAGAACATCTGGATGGGCTTTTTCAACTTCGTCTAACAACAAGATACAGTTGGGGTGTTCTTGTAGATTAGTAATTAACTGACCTGCATTGTCATCGAAGCCAACGTACCCTGGAGGAGCACCGATGAACTTGGCAACACTATGTTTTTCTTGGAATTCACTCATATCAAAGCGTACAAGTTTAACACCCATATTAGAAGCAAGTTGTTTAGCAACTTCAGTCTTACCTACACCTGTAGGACCGACAAACAAGAAACTACCTACGGGCTTGTTAACTGCTTTGAGGCCTGCTTGTGCAATAAACACTTTGTCTAACAAACTTTCAATGGCACTTTCTTGTCCAAAGACTTTGCTACGTAGATTCTTTTCAAGGCTAGCAAGATTAACACCCTCTTTAGAATTAATTTGTTCTAAAGGCAAATTAGCAATCTTTGCTACTTCGAACAAAATCTCATCGTGGTCAACAACACCGTTTTCTTCGTCTTTGACTTTAAAACGAGCACAGGCACAGTCAATTAAGTCAATGGCCTTATCGGGTAATTTCTTATCACTCATATACTTTACTGAGTAAGTTACTGAATCGATGATAGCTTGATTGGTGATCTTAACACCGTGATGTTTTTCGTAATACTTTTTAAGACCTTTAAGTATCTTAATAGCAGTTGCTTCATTAGGCTCATCAACTGTAACACGTTGGAATCTACGCATCAACGCACGATCCTTTTCAAAGTGCTTGCGGAATTCTTCCCATGTAGTACTTGCAATAACTTTTAATGTACCCTTGCTTAGTGCAGGCTTTAGCATATTAGCCATGTCATTACTACCACCACTGACTGCACCAGCTCCATTCATCATGTGTGCTTCGTCGATAAAGATAATGCTCTTACCTTTCTTTTCAATGGCTCCGAGAACTGCTTTAAGCCGTTCTTCAAAGTCGCCACGGTACTTACTACCGGCAAGCATGGCACTGATATCTAAATTGTAAACAGTGTGATCTTGAATAAACTTAGGTACAGTACCTTCTACAATCTTACGTGCTAGGCCTTCTGCAATGGCAGTTTTACCTACACCTGGATCACCGATCAACATAACGTTGGCTTTATTTCTACGAGCCAATACTAGTTGCATTTCTTCGAGTTCTTTTTCACGGCCAATAACAGGATCAATCTTTTTAGCTCTGGCCTTGGCTGTTAAGTTAGTGCAGAACTGATTAATCATACGTTCTGTTTGAAGATTTTTTCCCTGTAATTCACGTGGCTCGTCTGCTTCTTCTTTGACAGCTTCTTTTTGTATAAAGCTCAAAAACTTGTCTTTGTCTATGTTGGCTTTTCTAATGAAATAGTTTGCATAACTTTTCTTTTCAGCAAACATACTGATAAAACAATCAATAGGTTCGATAACTTGTCTACCTGAGAATAGGACATGAGTAAATGCACGATTTAAAACCTTATCCACTGTATTAGTTTTTTTAGGTCTATCTATGTTTGTATTAACAATTTCTTTTAAATCTTCTTGAATAAATTTTGTTACATCTTTAGTCAATGATTTAACATCCGCACCAAAACTTGTTAGTAGTTTTGCAAATGGTTCGTTGGTAACTAGACTGTGTAAAAAGTGTTCGAGTGTGACATATTCGTGATTATGTTCATTGGCTAGGTTAACAGCAGATTCAAAAATTTGTTCTAGGTCTTTATTCGGTTGTAGCATTAAGTTTTCCTTCTTTAATATTTAAGAAATTAATTGTTTAACAAGATCTTTTTGTTGTTGATTTAGATCAGTTGGTATGGTTATGTTGATTTCTAAAAGAAGTCGTCCTTTCATTCTTGGATCAGCCATATATGGCATTCCGTATCCTTGTACTGCTAATGTCTGTCCTGGTTGTGTGCCTGGAGCAACATTAACTTCTAGGGTCTTTCCATCTAAGGTATCAAACTTAACAGTTTTACCTAGTATAGCATCAAAGCAACTAACAGTCAACGTTCTTAACAAATCATCACCTTGCCTTTGATAGATATGATGTGGTTGAATATTAATTGTTAAATGTATGTCCCCTCTAGGTGCATTGTTATATGTATCGTCACCCATTCCGGCAAGACGTAATACCGTACCATCTCTAACCCCCGGAGGAATTTTAACTTCCAACACTTGTTCAAGTCCACTAGGTAATCCTACATTGGCCATCAAGTTTTTGCCAAGACAGGCTTCCTCGAGTGTAATAGTAGTTTGTAAATTTAAATTACGATTTCTTTGTGGTTGTCTAAAACCTTGACCAAAGAACGGATTACCACCTTGGCCAAATGCTTGGGCAAAGAAATTTTCAAACCCTGGCGGAACGCCTCCATCAAAATGGAATCCACCACCTCCAAATTGTGGCTGGGGATTATCGTATTGTTGTCGTTTTTCTGGATCGCTTAGTGTAGCGTAAGCAGCCTGCACTTCTTGAAATGTAGCAGTATCTCCACCTCTATCTGGATGGTGTTGTGCAGCCATTCTTCGAAATGCTTGTTTAATCTCGTCTTGGTTGGCGCCTCTGTGTACGCCCAATGTATTGTAATAGTCTGTCATAATAGAAAAAAGGTATAGTAAATTATACTATACCTTTTGGACAATGTCAAGAAATTATTTCTTCGCTGGAGGAACTTCCGTACCTTCTAGCTTTTTATGTACTTTAATTTTCTTACATTCTTGGACAGGCTTACCATCTTTACCGTTGACAACCTTTCCAGCTTTGTCTACTTTGTCTTTGCAAACTTCTTTCATTTCTCCGCCTGCAAGTGCCGGACTGGATAATACTAAACATAGACCTGCTACAAATATAACATTTTTCATTTTATTTTTCCTTTTAGATTTCTGGTTGAAAAGCAGGGGCTGGGGCAGGCTTGCCTCCGAATCCTGCTACTACTGTTGGTGCTGTTGAGACTGGGGTTGTTCCCCAACTTGGTGCTGCGTTAAAAGATCCAGACGTTGGCGCTCCAAATCCTGAATTGCTACCAAAGCTACTTGGTGCTGGTGAATTAAAACCGCCGGAGTTGCCGAAGCCTCCTGATTGAGGTTGGCCAAATGTTGATGACCCGCCCGCAAATCCTGTTCCTGGTGCTTGTATTCCGCCATTGTTTGCTCCTCCTAGTTTTTCCTGTGTGCGACCAAATGCCGCAATACCTAGTACTGCACCCATAGCAATATGAAATAGTCCAGCACCTTGCAGTGTTAGTGGATTCCATTGTGTAATGTTTGTGCCTGTGGTTGTTTGTAATAGGCTCCATAGGATTGGAAATACTACCATGTCCATGGTACAGACCAGCATGTACATCCAACCCATCATTGGACGCCATTTACTGTTCATCCAGTCTTCTTTTTTCTGTTCGCTTGCGCTTTTTACTGCCTCTGTCATTTTTCGCTCCTAGTGTTTAGTGTTTATTGTGTTAGAACCAAAGATATATGCCATTCAGGCTTAGTAGTATTCCAAAACCTGCTACTACAAAGCTGCCCCAAAACATGGCCACGCTGACTGCTAAAATACTCGCTGATAGTACAACAATGGCTAACTGATAGGCTGTGCTAGCGTAGCCAATCCAAGGACTAGACTTTTTAGCTTCTTCACGAACTGCCTCCATTTCTCTTGCTTTGACAGCAATTTCTTTCTTGTCACTGTCCATGCGTTCTTTCTCAGCTTGGAATTCTGCTTTTAGTTTTGGATCAGCTGCGGTCTTTGCGGCAATTTCGTATGTAACGCCACGTCCTGCTTTGGCTTGATATTGTGCCCAGGTGTTGTTAGCACCTAGTGTATTGTTAAGAACTGTGGAACTTAACTTGCCACCGTACCATGCATTGACTGCCAGTAACAATGCAAATACAGAAATGACCATACCTGCTTTGTCTTTTAGTTTGGCTTCACGTTCACTACGTGACCCCACCGGCGGCTTAGGTGCGTCTGGATCCTTTGGTGTTTTGTTTATTAAATTTAATATTGAATTCATTTTTTTCCTTTTTAAATTATGGCCATTGCAATATTACATGCCTGCACTATATATCTAAATGCAACTTCGTTGCCTGCACACTCTTGTGCGGCACGAATATCTCTTATTTCTTGAAGTAGATAATTTCTCTCATCTAAACTAATATTACCCATTTGGCATTGTTCAGTGATTGTTTGAATTTCTTGTTCTAGTGGATGCATTATCTTCCTTCCCATGCAGACTTGGCTGCGTCAATTCTTTGTTTGGCAGTTTTCTTACCTAACTCGCAGAAAGTTTTTGAACCGCCTTTACTCATGCGTTCTACATGCTTTTCTAATCCTCTTAGATTAGTAGCCTGGGGATCTTGTCTCCATTCAGTATACTTTGCCAGTTGGTCTGCAATAGGATGTACTTCTATCCATGTTGGTTTTTCGCAGTTTTGTTTTTCTACAGCAAGGTCAACTGCTACAAGTTGATTGAACATAACTGGATCGTGAGGCCGAGGCCAGTATTCTTTAATAGTAGAACATCCACTAAGTGCTATAACTGCTACTAATAAAAGGTGTTTCATTAGTGTGCGCCTAGTACGTGTAATGCATGTTCGTAATGCTTGATACGATCGTCGAGACCAATTGTACCTCCATTGATACGTTTGGTCAATGTTAGGATATCACCCTTGTCAGCCCACTGATTTAAATTGTTGGCTTCCCAAAACCAGCAGGCACTTTGTACAGCACCCTCGAATGTTCCAAGGAATTCAGGAATATCTTCTACAGGAGTTTCAATACTGTCGGCAAAATTCTGATAATTTTGTTTACCAGTTAATTGTATTAGGCCACGACCGCAGTAGCGAAATCCATCACCGCTGGCCTCAGGACCATTGCCCATACGTCCACCGTAGACACGATTGGCAATGGCTTCTTGCTTATTAGGTAAACTAGCATAGTGATTAGCAGTGGCATCGTCAGGGAAGTACTTGGGGAAAATCTTACGTAATGTGACAGCCTTGTAATTTAAGTTTTCCTTTAATGCTCTAAAGCCTCCACTTTCATGAGCGCATTGTGCCACAAAGGCTGCAACACGTTGTGGGGTATTAATATCATAATCAGGCAATGCTAGTTCTAATGCATGATGCCAGTGATCTAAATATGGATTACCTGGCAGCAATTGAGCTAACTGCTCTTTTGTTAAAATAAAATTTGACATTGTTTCCTCTTTTTAAAATCCGAATATATTTTTCTTTGGTTCTATTAAGAACTTTTCTGCTATGGCAGCACCTTTAGCTCTTACGTGAGCATCGGGGCTAACTAACATCTCATTTATCAATGCAGCCTTGGCCATCTTATCCATGGTCTGGTCCTTAGATATTGATTTTTGTACTTCTGGATTAGTAGCACAGCCTACTAATAAAACTGATGCAATAATTAATGCAATTTTCATTTAATGTTTCCGTATATTTTCTTTTGTGTTTCGTACCACTCTTGCCATCCGTCAACTTTAGTCGAACACTCGTGATACAATGTATAGTTATGAATTACAACTTTTAACATCTCTGTTATAGCTACTTTATCGCCTTCAATTTTTTTAAGATTTTCACATTTTTCTTTTAGTACTTGAGGTACTTCTGGAAATGCTGGTTTGATTGGCACAGCAGTCGAGCATCCTACTAGTAGGGTAGTTATAATTAGAGCAAGGTATTTCATTTCTTACCTTCCGCTGCTTTGTTTAAATCTGTTGCTTGATTGTGCAGATCAATTATTTCTTTAGGAACAGGACATTGTTCGATATACTTGATAATTTCTTCTTTCTTAACAACTTCTCTATCAATGTAGTTAACAATGTCTTGACCTTTTTCTTTGATTATTTTAGTCTTTGTAACAATCTTTTCTTGGACTACTACATTAGTTTCTTTAGACTTAGTTTCTGCTTCAACAATCTGTTTCTGTAGATCTGCAATCTTGTCTTGCCATTTTGCTTCATTGGCAATAACACCTTGGAAATACACACCTACTATTAATGCAATGATTGAAGCTACCTGAATAGGTAATCTATAAGTGGAAACAAACGGAATAAACTTTAAAACCCATGTTGCTAGGGTTCCTACAATACCAGATATTAATACCAAAGTCCAAAACCAATCAGGTATAAAACTTAACATCCAAATTATTTGTGACATAATTACCAGCGATCCTTTTCAATGACTATGGCCTTTGATCCGTTTCTAATTAAAAATTTATTTCCAATTTTATTAATGTCGTAGTTGCCTAGATATTTGTTTAAGAAAAACATCTGGCTTTGACTAGCTTCGTCTAAACTTAGCTTACCCGGGACAGTATCCTTTACAACATCATAGTCGCCTATGGCAATAAATTTAGCTTGAATGTCTCCAGCATATGGGCGTTTAAATGTTAGCATATTGTTTTCATCTAACTCAACATCTGTAGCCCCTTGGTCAAAGAATCCTTTAATATCAGTTTCTTTAATAGCAACTACCTTTGATTGATAATCTTCTTTAGTCAAAGGAATATTTTTAACAACAGAGTCTTCATTGAACTCTACACTTTCTGGAGCCTTTTGATATCTAAATCTCCAGCTACGGCAATCGCATAATTGACCAATACCACCTAATAAATCTTTTAATTGTTCTGTTAGACCGGGAGTTCTTTCAATCTCAACAAACACTTGATACTGCCCATCATTTTCTTCTCCTGCGCTGATATCAGCATCGAGAATAAATGGGTATCCTTTTTCAATAAATTCCATCATGTCAATGGCAGGGTTCTTTTCACGAACACGGAAACCTAAGACAACTATGTCTTGATCCTCGCCCATCTTACTACTATATCTATCTACTGTAAAAACTTCTGATACGTAGTTTCTTAGATCGCCTGATCTAAGACCTTCATTAAGCTGCTGGTTCTGCTGCATCTGTTGGCGCCTCCTGAGCTGCTGAGCTTGCTTCTACATCTTGTTTGCTGTATTTCATTAGCTCTGCCATTTTGTTATGTTCTTGATTTTCTTTGCCTGTGTGGACATCTTGCATTAGCTTTTTAGGCATGGTAAGTTTTACGGTCCAGATAGGATGGGCATCAATTTTACCCTTTTTAGTTCCGGGGCGGAAATCGCCTGGCTCTTTAATTTTTCGAGGAATTAGTATTTCTTCTTTAGCAAATACAACTTGACAACCATAATCTGCAAGACGCTTCCCGCCTTCTGGATCAGGCATGTTGCTACGATCCCACATTAATTTGCAGGTTACATCGTATCTATTAACTTCAGGACCGGCAATGATTTCGCCATCTTCCCAGTTCTTAAAGACATAGATATCTAACTCGTCAAGTACTCTTTCAAAGTCTTTTAAGACTCTAAAAGCACTATTATTCTCGCTGAGAGTTTGTAGGTTTTTAATAACGTCAATTATGTCGTGCATGGGCTTTCTCTTTATCAAATATTTATACATTCCTACGCTGACTTACTTGCTAACTGTGGGGTTCGTTTTTGGCCTATTTCAGGTAGTATTTTATCGTTGATCTTAAATACTTTGCAGGTTGATCATAAAATGATCAGGAGGTAAAATTGCCTAGAACCAAAAGAAAAGAAAGGGACTTCAACATGGATCCCCGACTACAAAAAGAAGTTAGTAATAATTTAATTCAAATTAAGCCTTACTTAAAAAGGAATCGTGAAGTTAATATAATTCCGCGAAACCTTAGTCAAGAGACTTATCTAGAACTGCTAAAAAATCCCAAGAAATACATTGTTTTTGCCATCGGACCTGCGGGTACGGGTAAAACCATGCTTGCGGTGCAGATGGCCATCAAACTGTTTAAAGAGGGGGTGATTAGTAAAATCATAGTAACAAGGCCAGCAGTTAGTGTCGATGAAGAACATGGGTTCTTACCGGGGGATCTTAATGCTAAGATGGCTCCGTGGACTCGTCCAATCTTCGATGTATTTGAAGAGTATTACCATCCTAGAGAAATTGCAAGTATGCTAGAAGATGGCGCAATTGAGATTAGTCCACTTGCTTATATGCGTGGACGAACTTTTAAGAACGCTTTTGTTATTGCAGACGAAATGCAAAACACCACACCGTCACAGATGAAGATGTTATTGACACGTATCGGCGATAATAGTCGTATGGTAGTTACAGGAGATTTGAATCAAGCGGACCGTCCTACAGAGAACGGCTTGCTACAATTTTGCACATTATACGGCCAAGGAGGTGATTATCGTATGATTGCGATGGCGAGGTTTGAAACAAGAGACATTGAACGTCATCCTGTAGTTAAAGAAGTTTTAAAAATTTATAACGAAGAGCAGTAAACTTAATAGAGTGAGCAGGACCGATCAACCTGCCCCCGACTGCTCACTCTGTTTTTATTGTAGTCTTGCTAATTTAATCAACGTTGCCGCTAAATTAATTTCACTATCAGCACAGATAGTATGATCTACTAAACCTTGTTTAATAAGAACAACGGCTTGATCTTTACTCTCATCACTTTTTGCAATAAGGTCTAAATTGTCGTACAACCAGCGATAGATTTCTTCCATCTCTTCTGGCCGAGCCTTGCCGCAGACTAATTTACGTGCGTCATTAATTCTGCCTTTCTTAAACAACTCAACCATCTCAATTTTATAATCACTAGCACCTTCAATTGACTTAGGTGCCGCTAGTTGATTTTCTTTGACGTTTTGTTGTACAGTATTAATACATTTACGCAGATCTGGATAGGTTGCTTTAACATAGGTATCTAACGTATCGAGATCGAAGTCAATGTTTTCTTCTACAAGAATAGTTGCTACTCTAGCAGTAAACTCTGTCTGATCTGTTTTTTCGACATGAAAGCCCTGGCAACGACTATGCA